GGGAGCCTTGCCCCTGCAACCCGTAGGTGCATAGCTCCCAAGCATGTGCTCAATGGCACACGCCGATTCCTCGCTAGCTAATAAGCTAGCGAGGTCCACCTCCGTTGTAGCTTAACGCGACGGAGGCGCGCGTATCGATAGGGCCTCGTCCCAAGACCGGCTAAAATGTGCCGATACAGCTCACTCCAGTCAGAGCGACCCTGGTTACTCTTGTAAACCACGGGCCTCACAACCCAGGTACGAAATTCATACCTGTGGTACGATCCCGAATAACGTATACGGGAACGCTGGACGTGTTGTATTGCCATTTGGTCCTCGAGGGAAGGTACTTGTCGTACATACCAGCAAGGTGCCGAATCAGAAATAGTCGGCATATCGCCTTCAAGGCGACGCTGGTCAGTGTCTGAAAACGCTTCCCACGGATTTAAATTCCGCTGGGGATTGCGTGCAGACATGGGTAAAACATCACCCATTGCGCCTTCTACATGTTTCTTACAGTAGTTAGCTGCACGGTAGTAACCTTTTTGGAATAGCAAATTAGATATTGCTACCCAAGAGGCAAATGTTGCCCCATCAATCGGGGTGACGGTGGAACTATATCGAGACTTCTTATTCCTTTTTGGAAGCCTCGATACCCTCCTGTTGGAGCCTTTACCGTTAAGTAAAGGTAATCGCTTCACCTTAATCGGCGTCACGACGTGTCCACGGTAAGCATCACAGCCACAGGATTCCCTAAAGAATCCGGAGTAACAACATTTCCCTACATTAAGTCTAAGACCAAAGTAGTGGAAATACTCCAGGAGGTATTTCTCATCTCCTCCTTTGACTATGATGTCGTCACCATACACGTAAACGGATTCAAGAGCCCGATTCAGGGCCAATCCTCCAACAACGTGTATACATGCTGCAGCGAGTGCCCAGAAACAAATTGCCTCGACGGGAAAGCATAGTGCTGAACCCATCGGAGCATACTTACGCATTCGCACCACCCTACCATCAGGTAGAATAGTACTTGTGGAGCGGAGTGCCCGCAAGTAAGGTAAACACTCAGTACCTGCGAACAACCTTTCCACTAAGGCAAGGGACACTCTATCGGAGGCATCTGACAAATCTAGCGTCGACCAGCTACCGTCTACAGACCCATTAAGGGCGAGTTTTCGGTTAACTGTTTGGTCAGTAAAATTCACATGACCAGCAGTTAGCTTATGACGCTCGATCCATGCAACGAGCTTTTTACCCAGCCCCTGTTGTAAAAATTGAAGCTCCAAAGGCTCCGCCGAAATAAGACGGGGACCTCGAGAGTCTTTAGGGACCAAAGCAACCTTTGCTTGCGGTTCGGCAACATGGTCAAGTGACCAGTATTGGTCGTCCCACATATCAAAAAGGTGGCGATCATTCAAGAAATAATAACTTGAACTTGGGTAAACTTCCTCGACACTGTCATAAATGCGCTTAAAATGCATTTTCTGATCGGGCCTTTCGCCTGTTGCTACGGCGCCAGGTCCATGACGAGGAGTAATATTCTTTGAAGTAAAATGGCGAAATAACCTCTGTATGAGGGAATTAGCCACATCAAGAATATTAGGCTCGATACGCACGTCAGCAGAACCCAAATGCTCATAAGAGCATGGGAGCCCTGCATCCGTTTGGGCAAATTTATTAAGAACTTTGCCTTTAGTATCAGGATCATAAGGGACCTCCAGTTTGTAAAATAGCATGCAAAACTGAGTCAAATCCGTGATAGCGCAAATATCAGCGTCATCACGAACTTCCCCATCAGA